CAGGCAGCAGCAGAACTTGAACAGGTCGCAATTTCGTTAGCTATTGCTAATAATAATTTAGCTATTTCAAGTAATAATGTTTTAATTAGTCAAGAAAATTTAGAACAGGCTCAAAACAAAACTGCGATTACTGTGCAGAATTTAGCAAGAGCCACAGATCAGGCTACAATGTCAGCTTTACGTTTAGCTAACGCTCAAGATAAAGTTACGACCGGAACAAATTTAAGCACTACTTCATTAAGCAAAATGGGTGATATGGCCGAACGTGTAGCCATCCGCTCGATTTTAAGATTTGCAATTTGGACCGTTGCAATTATGGGAACTTATGAAGTAATTAAAACTTTAGTTAATGCAAGTGATAATTTACTAGATACTCAAAATAAAGTTGCTGAAAGTAATGCCAAATTAGCTTCATCTGCTGATAAAATTGTAAGTAACATGAGAACTGAAATAAACTTACATAAGGAAGGAACATCAACATATGGAACTGCGGGTAATCAGCAAGAAAGATTAAATGTATTAAAAGCAGAATTAATAGCGCAAGGTCCAGAATATAGGGCAATGTTGTCAAAAGAAAATATTTCTTATCAAGAAATATTAGCATCAGTTAAAGCAATTAATGATGAAAATTTAAAGAAAATTAATTCTCAAATTAAAGAAACTGAGTCAAAAGGTCCTGATACAAGCTGGATTACCAAGACAATTAATGCTTATGAAAACTTATTAAGTTTTACATCAGGTTTATCAAAAGATAAATTAAATCCAAATAGCACTATTGATAAAGTTTCAGAAGATGCTAATTTAAAGAAAATACAAGAATACAACGATAAGTTAAAACCATTATATGAAGCCAGGGCTGCATTAATTAAAGGTGCTGCTGAAACAGACGGTGCTTATGATAAGCCTAATAAAAATGAAGAAAGTAAATCTGCTGCAATTGCAAAAACTACAGCAGAATTATTAAAACAGCAAAATGCTTTGTCTATGCTTGGAACATCTAAAGAAGAATACAATCAATTAGATCAAATTGAAATTCAGTTTGCCAATAAAAAATGGACATTAGGCGAAGATCAAATTAAACAATGGGCTTCAATTATTAATTCTAATGTTGAATATAGTAAAGTAGTTGCCGAGAGAGATTCTATTTATAATGCTACTCAAGGTGCTGAAGACAAATATTTAAATACTACAATGGCTGTTGGGGAATTACTAAGTAAACAAATAATAACACATGAGCAATATAACAGTGCTATGTCTACTGCGTTAGATACATTAAAAAATTACTATGATCCTTTGAAGAAAACTAATGATTCTTTAGACGATCAGCATAAATTATTACAATTAGTTGGAACTGATTTACAAGTTGCTACACAAATGCAAGAACTTCAAAATAGTTTAATGATTAAATATCCCGATGCTTGGAATAAAAATAAAAATGCAATTAAAGCGAAAGTTGAACAAAATTTGCATGATAATGAAGTTCAAAGTGAATCACAGAAAATTTATGCTACTACTACTGGAACATTAAACACATTTACTGCTCAAGTTGAAGCATTAAGTAAAGCAATGGGATCTATGAATGGTAATGATGTAAATACTGCTAAGGTTAATATTTTTAGTTCTATGTTTGAAGGAACTGACTCGGAATTAGCAGATAATTTAAGCAAATATCATAATTTCCTTAATCAAATTGATACTCTAACAGCCAAAGGTTTAATGACAGAACAGGAACGGACTAGAAAATCTTACATTGCACAAGCCAAATTTGCACAAACAAAATATGCAACTCAGTTAGATTATGCTAGCCAGTTCTTTGGAAACTTAGCTACGTTACAAAATTCTGGTGACAGAACTCTATTTGAAATTGGGAAGGCCGCCGCAATCGCCCAGGCTACTGTGAGTGGCGTCATCGCCTACATGAAGGCCTTGGAGGCCGGACCTATCCTTGGGCCTATCCTTGCAGCATCTACAGCAGTTGCGACAGCCGCAGCAATCGGCCAAATTCTAAATACAAAAATGTCCGGTTATGAAGCTGGTGGTTATACTGGTAACGGCGGAACTTCAGCAATTGCTGGTGTGGTTCACGGCCAGGAATTTGTCAATAACGCAGCATCTACAGCTAAGAATCGGCCATTACTTGAAGCGATGAACGCCGGGAAGTCCATCTCTGTGGGCAATCAGGTAGCTGTTAGTATCGCAAACTATGGAACTAGTAAAGAATTTGAAGTTCAACAGGATGATAATCAAATTCGTATTATCGCTAGAGATGAAGCAAAGAAGGTAGTTAAAACCGATACACCTAATTTGGTTGCTTCGCATATTGCTAATTCCAATTCTCCAATTTCTAAATCTTTAAGCCAAAATACGAATGTAGCGAGGCGCTATTAAAATGATACAAAAATTGATTATTCCACCAGATAGAGATGGCTATAGTTTCACAGATGGAACGCAAATTTTATCTGTAAAACTTGATGGAGGTGCGTCTAAGTATAGACAAGATATTTTAGATGCAGCTTCAAATTTTAATGTTTCTTGGACATGTGATCCAGACGAATATAATTATTTACGCGCATTTTACAAAAAGGTTGTTAATTACGGTGCTTTGCCTTTTTTAATTGATCTTTATTATGATAATCCTTTTGAATTAACAGAGCATACTGCGCATATTGTTCCAGGAACTTTTGGTTTAAAAAGTCAAAGCGGGTTAAAATTTATTGTTAGTGCAACAATTGAAGTTGACCAAATTGATATGGACCAAAACAATATCGATTCAGCAATGTTATATGGCTTATTTGGTAACGAATATCAAACTTATAACGATTTATTTGATAACTTAATGAACGTTCAACTTCCGGCGATAATGTAATGAGTAAATATACTGAATACTTCCTAAATAGTTCTAGTGCAATCGTCCAATTAGAATTAATTGAAATTATTCATCCTAATTTTTCAAAAACGTATCGTATTGTTAGAAATGCAACATTAGGTATAACCGTAAAACTTGAAGATGGAAATTATTATACTTTTAATTATTGTCCTTTGCAAGTTTCATTATCAAATGAACAAAATAATTTAGATCAAACTATTACTATTCAATTAGGTGATTTGGGCGAAATTGTTCCTTTAGAATTAGACAATGTTAATGCTGCTAATGGCTTCGGAATAAAGCCTATTTTAAAATATAGAACATACAGAAGTGATGATTTGGATAATGTTTTAAACGGGCCTTTTATTTTAGAAATTAAAACATTTTCGTTTACTAGAGATGGCGCTAATTTTGAAGCAAAAGCTCCTTCTTTAAATATTAACAAAACTGGTGAAATGTATTCTATCGATCGGTTTCCTATGTTAATTGGAACTTTATGAATATTGATAAATATTTAGATCGAAAATACGATTCAGCAAACTATAATTGTGCTCATTTTGTATGTGACGTATTCAAAGATTTATTTAATACAGATTATTACAAGATTTTGCAGGCCGTCTTGCTGCCCACAATGGAGCGTAGGCTGCGCTCTGTCGACCTTGGGCACCTTGAGCGCTTGGCCGTTCCGCGCTCGCCTTGCCTTGCGCTGTTCCAGGTTGGGCGCAATACTCCACATGTAGGTGTTTGGCTGGATGGCCGAATTTTGCACATTAAGGAATCTGGAGTAGAATACTCAAGACTTGAAGATATAATGCTTGGCTTTAAGAAAGTGAGATTTTTCAATGTCAAAAACAGTTAATGTAATTGAAAATCCACTGGATGATCAAACTTGGAAACAGTTTGAAACTGAAGATATTTTAGAATTTATTATGCAGTATTATAAAGTTTGGCCACAAAATGCTAGAATTTATAATAGAAATGTAGTCGCAACGTTTGATGTAACACCAGCAAATGAAAAAGATATTGAAACGTTATCTAAACTAGAAGGCCCTTTTTATATTGTTGTTTTTCCTGGCGAAGCTATCACAATTATTTCTGTTATATTAGCAATCATTACTTTAGCTGTTTATATTTTATTTCAGAAAAAAGCAGTAATTCCGACAACAAATGAAACTGCTAGTTCATCAAATAATTCTTTATCTGATAGAACAAATAAAGCTAGAGTAAATGGGCGAATTGAAGATATATACGGAACTGTTAGAAGCATTCCAACATTATTAGCTTTGCCTTATAAATTTTATAAAAATAATATTGAATATGAACATTCTTATATGTGCATTGGACGTGGAAAATTCGCTATTTCAGATATTCGTGAAGATACCACGCTACTTTCTCAAATTCAAAATGCTGCGCTAGGTATTTATTGGCCGGAAACTTCTCCTAATTCAGGATCACCTATTAAAACAATCGGAGATCCAATATCAATTCCAATTAAAACGGTCATTAGATACTCTTCAGTAAATGGCCAGACTTTGCCACCCGAAGGAAAATTGTATATTGTTTCAGATACTACTTTAATTTTTGGCAAAACAGGTAAAATTTCAATTCAAAGTGGGGCAGGTTATGATTTTAGAGATTATTTTAACGTAGGCGACTCTGCAATTATTACAGGAACGACGTTTACTAATTCAGGTATGACGGCGCCCAATACAATTAATAATCAATCTTATAATTTAAATGGAACCTATACGATTACTGAAGTTAGTGAATTGTATATTGTAGTTAGTAGTCCATCAACAGTTAGTGTGGATTGGGGAAAATGGATTACAGCTAATTTAGATACTCCATTAATTAGCGGTTCAATCGAATCCGATTCTCATGACTGGACTGGCCCTTTTTATACAGAAAGAAAAGATATAACTTCTATTTGTTGCAATTTCGTTGCTGAACAAGGTATTTATGGGGATAACGGCTCTAATAGAATTGATTTTCCTGTTGTTATTGAATTAAGAGTTACTCCAGTAGATGATAATTACAATCCAATTGCTTCACCTAGTTTTTTAGCAAATACAATAAGATGGAATAGAAACGCTAATTTGGTATGCGGTTTAACTATTGAAGTTGGTATGATTGCGGGCCACAAATTCAAAGTTGAAGCAAAAAGATTAACTGCAAAAACAGTGGTATCTGGATATACAATAACCGAAGATGTTAAGTGGCGTGACATGTATTCTTTTGCACCTGTTAATAAAACTGATTTTGGAAATATAACTACTGTTCAGTCGCTTTCTGTGGGCACTGCATCGGCTTTATCTGTTAGTGAACGTAAATTAAATATGCTTGTTATTAAAAAACAACCTGAATTATGGGCAAATGGTGTTATTTTTAGCGGAAATATGAATGATCCCGGTATTGCTAGCAATGATGTTGCTGACATTCTTTTATCAGTATGCACCGATTCAAAAATCGGAAATAGATTACAAAATGAAATTGATTTAATTGGAATTTATGACACAGTTCAAGCAATAAAATCTTATTTTGGAACTTCAAAAGTTGCTGAATTTTGTTATACTTTCGATGCATCAGATTTATCTTTTGAAGACATTATTTCAACTATTTGTGATTCAATAAATTGTATTGGATATAGAAGGGGAAATTTAATAAAAATTGCTTTTGAACGTTTAAATGATGCCTCAACAATTCTTTTCAATCATAGAAATAAAATACCCGGAACTGAAACCAGAACTGTTAGTTTTGGTAATATTGATGATAATGATGGAGTAGAATATCAATACATTAATCCTGAGGATGAGTCTACAATAAATATTTATTTACCGTCTGATCAAAGCGCAACTAACGCTAAATCAATTGAATCTAAAGGTGTTAGAAACTATCAGCAAGCTTATTTTAATGCACATCGTTTATATAACAAAATTAAATATCAAACTATGGATGTTGAATTTGAAGCTACCCAAGAAGCTAACGTATGTTTAATTAGTGATAGAATTTTAGTATCTGATGGAACTAGATCAGGAAGTTTTGAAGGCGAAATAATTGAACAAAACGGTTTAGAACTGTATTTATCACAAGATTTAGATTTATTAGATGAAATTTCTTATACAATATTTTTACAATATTACGATGGGACAACAAATTCTATTCCTATTACAAAAACTTCAGTTAAAAATAAAATTATTCTAAATTCAGCACCAAATTTACCATTAGTTACAGATTATGATAGATTTGCAAAAACAACATTTATTGTTACATCAAATACTGATACGCGAACAATGGCTTTTATTGTAACCGAAAAAACACCTAAAGGAGTATTAACATCGACACTTAAAGCAACAAATTACGATGAACGATATTATCAAAACGATAAAGATTATATTAACGGTATAATTTCCTAAGGAGAAAAAATGCCAATTCCAGGTCAAGATGCTGTAAATAGGTTTCAAGAAAATGAAGTTAGATTTAATACTTTTTTAAACACTTTAGGAACCTATTTAACTTCAGACGGTGTTACTCAGGTAGAAACTTTGCCTAGTTTAGTTGCTGAAATTCAAGCTATTGCGTCAGCCCCAAATATTAAAGGAAATTGGATAACAGCAACGCAATTTATTAGAAATGATTTAGTTAAACAAAATAGCATTAATTATCTTTGTAAAAATCCACATATTTCTGGAACATTTGCAACTGATTTAGCGTCTGGAAATTGGATTATTTATCATGCAGTTTTGGATAGCGATTTACTATCAAATTCTTTAAATTTAGGAACAAGTTTAGTTGGCCATATTTCCCCATTTACTGGAAGTATTGGAAGAAATTTAAACACAAAACTTTCCGATTCTTTAAGTATCACTGATTTTGGCGCCGTTAGCGGGGGGAGTGCAACATCAAATTCAAATGCTTTAAATTTGGCCTTGGCAGCTTTAGATTTAAGTGGAGGGAAAGGGGCTTCAATTCATTTTCCTACAGGAGTTTGGACGTTTAATCAAACATTTACAATTCCAAGTAAAGTTGAATTAATTGGTAATGGAAGAGATGCAACAATTTGCATTTTTACACATAACGGAACATTATTTTTAATGCAATCTTCGGGAAATGTTGCTTCAAGCTTAGCTGGCATCAAGGGTATGCAAATTAGAATGCCTAACGCAGGTTCGTCTGCAACAGCAATAACTATTTTAGCCAATGATACTTACGGCAGTGCTCTTGATAATGTTTTTGACGATTTTGCAATTATTGCAGACACTATCGTGGCTGGACAAAAAGGAATTGATTTGCAAATTGGCGGTTCTGCTATCATTTCGCAATGTCATTTTTCCAGATTTTTAATTTCTAATGTTTCACAACCAATTAATAATCAAGGAACTGAAGGAAATTTCTTCACTGATTTTACTATCAATAATTGGGGGGCAACTTCAGGTCTTTCTGCTATTAATTCGTCAGGTTTTGCTAATTTCTTTAAGGGACGAATTGCTGGTAATAGCGCTGCAACTGGATGCTACGCTTATGCTGAATCAGGTGCTAGAAATAATGCTGAACTTTTTATCGATATTGCAAATACAAATTATGCACTATACATTACTGGACAATCTAATCAAGTAACATTAGGCAGACCTGAAAATATTTCTCCAATTGGAACATTTAGTAATTCGACTACGTTAAATGATAACGATTATGGTATTAGCGGACGACGCTATCAGAATAAAGGAACTCTTCCAACTTCAGCAGCATTTACTTTGACAAATTGGGGAACTGGTGCTAGCATTGGAAGCATCAAAGGTAGTGATGGAAAACTTAAATTTATTATTACTTGCGGAACATCTCCGGCAGCAAATCCTGTTGTAAAATATACATTTGTTGACGGCCCTTGGTTAGCTGCACCAGTTGTTCAATGCACGCCAGAAGGAGGAAATTCCGCATCTTCCATTATGCCCTTAGGCAGTTCTACATCAACAATAACAGATTGGACTTTTTCCCTGTTAGGAACACCGACAGCAGGTAATGTTTATGCTTTTGTTGTTTCTTCAAATTAAAATAAACCAATTTGTTTAGGTTTATAATATCCAATGTCATACAAAATATTTTCAGCGCATTTAATATAATAATCAAAATCTAAATCATTAGGTATTGGAGCTAAATCCATCATGGATTTAGCTCCATCGCTATTAGGAACTTTATTTCCAGTTAACACATAATTTATCGTTCCAGGTTCATTTTTAGCAATGTAAAATCTTACAACCTTGCCTAAATATTTGCCATTCTTGTGGGCACCTCCCTTAACATTTCGCACAGTTACAAATTTTCGCATGTCTTTGCAATTTCTGACAGTTTCTTCAATATCGATATTTTCTGTCAATTTTGCAATTACAGCATCATTGCATATAATGTTTTCAGGATTTTTACTCAATGCACTATTTAATGCAGAACCTTTTTCAGAGTAGCAACCCTTAACTTTCGCTTTGCCATCTTCTTTAATTGCAATATAATTATTAATATCTCTAGAATAAACAGCTTTGTATCGAGTTTCTTCTGTGATAAATTGAGTTTCATGTTCCCACCATTCGATAATTTTGTTAAGTTCATCGTATCGTTCTGTAGGGCATTTGATGATAATTCCATCTGTATTGGCAGAGATAACTTGAATTCCAACCATTTCGATGTATTCAATTAGCATAAGCAAAGCCAATTGACCAGTAATGGTAACTTG